CCTGGTCGGCGCCAACGTCTACCGGCAGCTCTCCATTCACGCCGGCCGGATCGTCAAAATCTGGTCGGTGACCGAAGGCGTGCTGACGACCGGTGACGCGACGCTGACCGCCAAGATCAACGGCGTCGCCGTCACCGACGGCGTCGTCACCATCACCCAGGCCGACTCGGCCGCCGGCGACAAGGACTCGGCCACGCCGAGCGCCGCCAACGTGGTCGCGGCCGGCGACGAGCTCTCGGTCACGGTCGGCGGCACCAACGCCACCGCGACGGTCGCCAACGTTCTCTTCGAGATCGAGCGCGACTGACGGGCGACCCAGCAGCCAAGAGACACTGAGACAATCGTAACCGGAGCAATCCATGACCAAGTTCTACAAGTGGGCCCTGCCGATCGGCCTGATCGCGTGCCTCGGCATTCTCGCCTACGCGACTCAGCCGGCCTCATCGCACGAGGTCGGCGGCTTCACCCTCGCCCTACTGATCAACGCCGCCAATCTCGACGGCTTGCGCGCGGGCTTCAAGACCTCGTTCCAGACCGGCCTCGGCATGGCGCCGTCGCAGTACCAGCGTGTCGCCACCGTCGTTCCGTCGTCGACGAAGGAGCAGAAATACGGCTGGCTCGGCAAGGTGCCGCGGGTGCGCGAGTGGGTCGGGCCCCGTGTCATCCACAATCTCGAACAGCACGACTATGCCATCAAGGAAAAGGCGCTCGAACTGACCGTCGGCGTCGACAAGGACGACATCGAGACCGACAATCTCGGCATCTACACGCCCCTGTTCCAGATGATGGGCCAGTCGACCGGCTCCGAGTGGGAGTCGATGGTGTGGGCGATGGTCAAGGCCGGCTGGGCGACGAAGTGTTACGACGGCCAGTACTACTTCGACACGGATCATCCGGTGCTCGATGCGGCCGGCGTGGCTCAGTCGGTCGCCAACACCGACGGCGGCGCCGGCGAGCCCTGGTTCCTGCTCTGCACCAAGATGCCGCTCAAGCCGTTCATCCTGCAGAAGCGCAAGGACTTCCAGTTCGTTCCCAAGGACGATCCGCGTGACGAGCGCGTGTTCATGAACAAGGAGTTCGTGTACGGCGCCGACGCACGCGGCAATGTCGGCTTCGGTTTCTGGCAGATGGCCTGGGGCTCGAAGCAGACGCTCGACGCCACCCACTACAAGGCGGCGCGCGCCGCGCTCACCGGCATGAAGGGCGACTACCGCCTGCCGCTGGGCCTGCAGCCCGATCTCCTGGTGGTCGGCTCGACCAACGAGAGCGCCGGCCGCAAGCTCCTGAATTCCGACTACGGGGCCGGCGGCGAGACCAACGAGTGGAAGGGCACCGCCGAGTTGCTCGTCTGCCCGTGGCTCTGAGGTAAGCCATGGCGAAGAAGCCGAAGGATTCAGCGCCGCAGAAACCCGCCCCGGCGGGAGCGGCTTCACGGGCGGAAGGGCCAAGCCCAACCGCCGGGACCGGCGCTCCCCAGGCGCCGGTCACCGATCCGACCGCCGGCGACGTGCCGGCGGCAATCGACAGCTCTGCCGGCGCGACGCCGCCGGCAGCCGACCATACCCGCGAGCGCAAGACGGAAGCCGAAGGGGCGGCGGATTCTGCCGCCGCCCCCGAGGCCGCGGACGCGGGCACTCGCTTCATCATCCTGTCGCCGCCGGTGCCGGCCGACGTTCCTCCGGCGCTGCTCGAAGGTGCGGTCTACATCGTCAAGGCGAAGCCGGAGCGCGGACTGCGGCGCGCCGGCCGGGCCTTCACCCGGGAAGAAACGCAGATCCCGTATGCCGATCTCTCGGACGACCAGCGCACGGCCATCGAGAATGAGTCCGACCTGGTCGTGACCATCCGGCTGACGCGCTCGTAGGAGCCCCGTTTCCGCGGGGTGGCGCAGTCAGGTCAGCGCGTCAGGCTGATCCACTTGGAAGGCCTGGAGGCCGCCGGTTCAAATCCGGCCTCCGCACCAGAATTCCGGTCGCCAGCGCACCCGGCGCGAGCGGCGATCGGGATCACGCGGCCGGTCCCGTCGTACCGCCGGCCGTCACTGCCCCCGGCGCGCGCAAGGAGCGGCGCGCGCCGGGGATGCTCCGAAACCCAGCGAGGCCGCCACATGCCCGACGTCGACCGCCCGCTCACGCCCTGGATGCTCGACCAGGACAACAATGCCGGCATCGTCATCACCGACGACCGCGGCAATGTCGTTCACGCGGTGTCCTACGCCGACATTCCCAGCGCAGCGTCCGCCGACTGTCGCGCCGACATCATCCGCCGCGAGCGCGCCAATGCGCACGCGATGGTCACCGCCATCAATGTTCTTTACGGGTGCTAATCCCATGAACGACGAACTCCGGATCGACGATTCCAGTTACCAACGCGGCTTCGACATCTGCGCCGCCGGCGGCACGCTTCGCTCCCTTATCAAGGAAGTCGTGGCGGCAGACGATGAGGATCTGGCTGTCAGCCTAGCGCTCGGCTTCGGCGATCGCTTGATTGCCGAACTTCGCCGACCGCTTGTGGCCGTGGAGCCGCACAAACCGGTATCCGCCATAGCGCAGGATATTCAGGACAGGATCATCCGCTCGGCGCGGCCGGAGGCAGAAGAACGAGAAGCGGTCGATCGAGATATCTTCAATCGCTCCATGTTCGTCGATGACGACGCCGAATGCGGCCTCGGATTGGGAGACTTGACGCGGGCGTTGGTGGCGTGGGCGGCGATGCAGAACCGCACCCCGGTGGTCGCGGAAGCCGCTGCCGCCTTCAACACCACGCCGGAGGTGATCCGAGAAGCCATCGACAACGGTCCATGGATTCTCTGGGTCGGCCCCGAGGGCGAGCCAACACGTCAGGTCATCCAACTGGACGGGGAGTGAGGTCCCTTGGCCTACGCGACCCAACAGCAGCTGGTCGACCGCTACGGCGAGGACATGCTGCGCAAGATCACCGACCGGGCAAAACCCCCGGCGAATGCGACCGACGCCGCCGTGGTCGCCCGCGCGCTGGCCGACACGGACGCGGTGATCGACGGCTACCTGCTCGGCCGCTATCAGCTGCCGCTCGCCACCACGCCGGCCCTGCTGGCCGATCTCGCCGCGTCGATCGCGATCTACAAGCTGCATGGCTCGACCGCGGCCGAGAAGATCACCGAAGACTACAACGCAGCTCTGCGCACGTTACGCGAGATCGCCCAGGGCGTGGTTCGGCTCGCCGTCGCCGGCATCGAGCCGGCGGCGAGCGGCTCCGAGGGTGTGCGCGTCGTCGACCGCGAGCGCGACCTCACACCCGACAATCTGAAAGGCTTCATCTGATGGCCGCCGACGGCGTCAGGATCGAGCTCAAGAGCGAAGACATCGGCGCGTTCGCGCGCGCCGCCGATCGCGTCGTCAACGCCCAGCCCATGTGGGACGACATCGGCGCCTCGCTCGTCGCCTCGACACAACGCCGCTTCGAGCGCGGCATACGGCCCGACGGGTCGCCATGGCCGCCGTCCATGCGAGCGCTCGCCGAAGGTGGCAAGACGCTGATCGACACCGCCCGCCTGATGCAGTCGCTGACGCACGAGCCGTCCGGCTCCGGTGTCATGGTCGGCACCAACGTCCTCTATGCTGCGGCCCATCAGTTCGGGGCCGACATTCAGCAGGGCTCCCGCACCCAGACCATCCGGTTCAAGCGCCACAAGCGCACCGGCAAACTGCTGCAGGGTTTTCGCCGCGCCAAGGACGCAACCGAGGAGCGCCAGGTCGACGTCGCCGCCCACACGATCCATCTGCCGGCGCGGCCGTTCCTCGGGCTCGACGACGACGACCAGGCCGAGATCGGCCGCATCGTCGAAGATTGGCTGACCGGACCGGGAGGGCTCGATGCTCGTCGATGACGTCATCGCCCGGCTCGACGATCGCGTCGCCGACCTCAAGGGCCGGATCGAAGGCGCGGCCGAACTCTCAGCGCTGATCCGCGACAAGGCCTTGCCGCAGGTCATGCCGGCCGCCTTCGTGGTGCCGCTGGGATTGAGGCCCGGGCAGGTCGACGCCGCCGCCGGCCTGTTCCGCCAGGACGTCGACGAAATCGTCGGCGTGGTCCTGATCGCCGATGCTCCCGGCGACGTCACCGGCGCCGGAGCCTTGCCGTCGATCGCCGAGCTCATCAAGGACACGATCGCCGCCGTGTGCGGGTGGGCGCCGGGCGACGAGGTCGGCGTATTCCGCCTCGCCCGCGGCGCGCTCGTCTCGCTCAACGCCGGCACGGTCATCTACCAGCTCGATTTTGCCATCGCGGACCAACTGAGGATCGAAGGATGAGTGAGCATACTGGTCGAGGCGGCTCCTATGTGCGCGAGAAGGACGGGACGCTCAGGCGCGTCGCATTCACCAGGCCGCAGGGCGACACGAGCGATGCCATCCGCCAGGACGCGGACACCATGAGCCCGGCCGACGAGATCGTGCCCGACGCGCAAGCCGAACGCCCCGCCAAGGGCCGCAAGTCGAAGGAGTAACACCCATGCCGGAACCCATCCGTTTTCGCCTGATGATCCTGCTTGCCAAGATGGAGACGGAGTACGCCACCGATCCGACGCCGACGGGCGCCGCCAATGGGATTCTAGCCAAGAACGTCGAGATCTCGCCCATGGAGGGCGAGGACGTCTCCCGCGACCTCATCCAGGCATACCTCGGCGCCCAGGCGACGATCCCGACCGGACTTCGCATGGTGCTGACGTTCGAGACCGAACTGGCCGGGTCGGGCGCTGCCGGAACGGCGCCAAAATGGGGCCCCCTCGCCCGCGGCGCAGGCATGAAGGAAACGATCGTCGCTGATACCTCGGTCGCCTACACGCCGGTCAGCGAGGAGATGGAGAGCCTGACTCTTTGGTTCTGGCTCGGCTCGACAAAGCACGTTCTCACTGGCGCACGCGGCAGCGGCGAGGTGACGGTGAACGCACAAAATATTCCGTCGATCAAATGGACGTTCACCGGACTGTGGAACGCGCCCGGCGAGGCGGCGCGCGCGACGCCGACGCTCACAGGCTTCAAGAAGCCACTGGTCGCCTCCATGACCAACACGCCAACCTTCACGGTCAACAGCGTGCCACTCGTGCTGCGCAGCTATTCGCTCAAGTTAGGCAACCAAGTGGAACCTCGCCTCCTGATCGGCCGCGAGTCGATCGAGATTGTCGACCGCGCCGAGGCGATCGACGTGGTGGTCGAGGCGGTGCCGCTGACCACGCTCGATCCGTTCGCGCTCGCCAACTCGCAGACGCTCGTTCCGGTCTCATTCGTTCACGGCACGGTCGCCGGAAACATCATCTCATTCACGGCGGCGACCTGCCAGATGAAGCGGCCGACCGGATACCAGAACAACCAGGGCACGGCGGAATGGCCGCTCGCCCTGACGCCGCTGCCGACCGCGGTCGGCAATGATCAATTTGCCATGACCCTGACCTGACCGGGCATCCGGACCGAGTTTCAGCAACGCTTCAACGAGAGGTCTCACAAACCATGTTCACGATCGTCGACAAGCCCACCTTCCGTCACGAGATCAAGATCCACGTGCCGGTCGACGGCGGCTTCAAGGACGAGACCGTCCAAGTCACCTATCGGGTGCTGCCGGTCGAGGATGCCGAAAAGCACGATCTTTCGACGCCGGTGGGCACCAAGGAGTTTCTGCAGGCCGCGCTGGTCAAGATCGACGACGTCGTCGACGGCGGCAAACAAGCCGTCCCGTACAGCGACCAACTGCGCGACCTCATGCTGTCGTTCTCCTATGTGCGCGTCGCGCTCGCGGCCGGCTACTTCAGCGCCGTCGCCGGGGCACGCGCGGGAAACTGAAATGGGCCGCCCGCCGCTGGGTCACCGGCGACGGAGCGGCCGATCAGGCGAGCGAGAAGGCAACCGAGGATGCGCGCGCATTCGGCTTCGACGAGCAGTCCATGGCCGAGCTCGCCGCGGCCATCGCAGAAGTCCGCGACGACGAATTCTCAGGCCTGTGGCCCGAGAACGTCGCCGTGGTCGACGCCTTCCTGGCCGTCGCCACGCAATGGCGGACGGCGCCGATCGGCGGCGGCATGGCGCCGGTCGGCATCGTCTATGTGGGTCTCGACTATGCGGCGGTCCGGGCGGGGCTCGACGCCGCCGGCATCATCATCACCCCGGAATTGTGGGCCGGCCTGCGAGTCATGGAAGACGCAGCCCGGACAGCGTTGAACGAACGGTGAGAAGACGCATGGCAAATGCATTCTTCGTGCTCGATGGCGATGACAACACGCTCTACTTCGGCCGTGAGCGTGACGATGGACCGCAGAGCTTCGGGTCGTTCAAGGCGGCCGAAAGGCGAGCCAAGAAGGCGGCAGACCGAATGCCCGGTACACGGTTCAAGATCGTCGAGGTGAAGGCGATCGTGCTGTGCCCGGTTCTGCCCGCAAAGACCTTTCGGCGGTGACCTGAATGTCCATGCGTCTCGCCCTCGTCATCGACGGCAATGCCGCCGGCGCCAAACAGGCGCT